TCATTGTATAGCTGAACAAGCCCTAACCTGATCGCGCAACCCAACATAATCACCCAGCCACCGCATCGTCTCCGGCTGTGGAGACTTCTGGATCTCGGACGCCAGACGGGCCTGATCGTCTTTCGTGTAATGCACCAACACGGGACAAGGCACATATTGAACTGATGTGCAGCTTGTGAGGGTAAGAGCGAGAATAATCCACTTCATGCGTTCCCATCCTTCAAGCGTGTTAAAAGAGCATCTTCTGTTGCAGGTTTATCCGCTTCAGCCTGAGCCATGGCTTGGGCTTTCTGCGTCATGACATCGGCGGCTTGTGCCTGCTGGCGGGATGACGCAACGGAGGCTTTGTTATTTCCTGCGCGATAGGAGAACGTCACCAGAAAGAGCAAAACACCGAGAGCGCAAAGGCCCTCGGCAAGATGAGCATAGCCCAACATTATTGAGCGTATCCTGTGACAGGTACAGACGAAGCCGGAGTTGAGACAGGCTTGCCTTTCAACGCAACCTTAATGTCATCAAGACCGTCTTCAATCTGGATTGCGCCACCTTCGACCTTGCTGATGCCCGCTAAAAGAGCATCCACGTCATAGCGCTCTTCTAAAAGAGGTGCGATATCATCGCCAAGACCTCCTACAATAGCGGCCGTTGCTTCCAGCTTGGCTTTCTGGGCAGGTTTAATCGCATTTCCTGCGGCATTTTCAATAATGGTGACAAGTTGTTTGGTAACGTCAGAGGCGGTTGCCATGGTGTGTTTTTCCCATAAAAAAAGCTCCTCAGAGGGAGCATTGAAAAGATCGTTCGGTCTGACAGCGCTGCCGCTGCCTCCTTCGGGGGTGTGAGGGTTCAGTCACGTCTTGCCGGCGTGTGGATCCACATCATCGGCATTGGTTGCGTGATTGCTGTTCATGGCGATTTGATTGATCAGAACGTAAAGAAAGAGCCATTTTGATCCATCTTTAGGCCGCGCCCAGAAACGAGCGATCAAAGCACAAGTGGAAATCAGAAAGGTCACAATCGCCAAGAGGTCCGCGCTATAGCGCGCAGGCAGAAAAGGGGCGATAGTGTGCATCAAAGAGACAGGATCCATAGTGGTCTCGTTTTAAAAAGGAGTTAGGCGAGGATTACCCGCTTAAAAGCAGGAATATTTCGCACAGGATCAGCCGCCCCAAGAGCGGAATTATACCAGCGCTTGTGATAGGCGGACATGCCAACAGCATCATCGGCGGCAGGGAGGGATTGAGGCGCAAGCCAGACTTTCACCGCACACATTCCAGCAGCATAAAGCGGGTTAGTGATCATCTGGGAGGATGCTGGCTCAACGCCATGCAGAAGCTGATGCAATCCGTAAGCAATGCGCGAGCGACATGGTGCAATCAATGAGTTCTTCCACAGATCATCATGCGTAAATGGCTCCATCTGCCAAAAGCCAAGAGCGGGACCGTCATTGAGTTGTTTCAGCCAGATGTAATTGCTCTCAACTAATCCAATCCCAGTGACTAGGTTGAGCCGTGCTGGCGATAGAAGCCCAAGAGTGGCAAGGGCAGGCTGAACCCATTCATATTTTACCTGTGCCAGATCAATCCCGCGTGCAGCAACACCTCCCATTACGGATGCACTCCCGCTTGGAGCGCGTGCCAGATGGCTGATCCTGCCGCACTTCCACCAATGGTCGTAGCGAAGGTAATCCACGTCCGCCATGTGCGGATTTTTCCTAGATCAGCCCGCGTGTCCAGAAGGTCTTGGCGTAACTCTTTAAACCCAACCGTAATGGCAGATTCAATATTATCTAAACGTTTCTCGCTTTGATCTTGTCGTATTTTTTGTTCAGCGAGCTTGAATTGGATATCTTGCATATCTATTGTTTGACGATATTGAAACTCTTGCGAATTGGGCATGGTTCTTTCCTTTGGGTATAAAAAAAGCCACCTGGAGGTGGCTGAGAGTGTGGGAGATAGGGAGACTATTTACACGGGGTATCACTGCGAAATAACAGGCCGTTCGCATCAAGGCAGGCGAAGGCGTTTCCGCTTCCTTTAAGCATTGTCGCTTTTAATCCATCGACCTTTGTGACCATGTAGTGCGATGCTTCTTTGCCGATATTTGTTAGATAAAGACTACCATCTGGATCGGCATAAATTCGTTGGTCTTGATTGTTGGAATCCGGCGTGGGACTGGAGAACTTCATATAATTCCCAGGCGTAGACAGAGTAATATTCCCGCCCGTATTGATATTTCCATCAATCGTTGCTTGATTAGGTATATATACCGTCCCCTTAAATACAGCGGCAGCATTAGCTGTAAACGCTCCAACTTGAAGGCCGCCATCTCCGCCAGCGGTGTCGCTTAACAAAAGATGATAGTTATCGGCCGCATGGAAGTAAGGGTGTCCCGCCCCATCTCCTGTCGTTGGAACAAATCCGACACCTTGACCAGTATTTACGAGAACATCTCCTCCGTTGGCTGAAAGGCTATAAGCATTTAACTGCGAATACCCTCCTGCTGTTGCTTTCACATCCATTGCGTTTGAAGATGAAGCTGTAATGAATGGGTGTCCTCCTTTATCGCCGGACATAGGAACAAGGCCAACGCCTTGACCATTCATGACCGTAACCCCGTAAGAGTTTATACTCGCATAACCGCCAGCAGATGTTTTTGCGTCAATCGTATCGGGTGCAGACGCCGCTATAAAGGGATGACCTTTTGTGTCTCCTGAAAATGGAATCATTCCAAATCCGTTTCCATTCATAACAGTTGCACCATTAGGGAGCCAAACCGAACCACCTTGTGAGATATATTCTCCATAAGCTGGATTTTGGAAACTTCCACCTGCGCCTAGTCCAAGGCCGTATTCATAACCGGGTGGATTATAAACAATTTGAGCGCCAACCGCTCCTTGCTCGGCTTGTGGATTGACGGTCGTATCCCAGCGCCATTGCAGATGAAGCGATACTTTGGATTGCGCTGCATCATTTGTCTCATTCGCAGCGGGTGCAGCGTCTCGATACTGAATGAGCCTCAACGTGGATGTGTTAATTCCGCCTTTCGCAAGTTCATTCCCCCATGATTGCAATACGCTTGTATCGCCTATATTCGCTCCTACTGCATAAGGGGTGTATATATTGGTTTGCGTGGTGCTACCATTCGACATGGCTTGGAAACCGGGAGAGCCTTCAAGTAGGTTACGGATATGATACCCTAAAGGAAGCGCACCGCCGCCAGAAACAGTAAAGGCGTAACTATCTTTCGTTAGTTTTCCGCCGCCACTATTATCAAAAACCATCGTATAGCCATGAATGGAATTTAGATAATCGGTAGGGTCACGGTTCCATAAATCGACCTCATGGTCGCACTCATGGACGAGGCTATAAACAGACCCATTCGGATTATTAAAATCTCCACCGGGCTTTTGAGGCTCAAGGTCACACAACTCATACTGAGGAAAAGCTTTGGTAAAAACGCCAAATAGGATGGCAGGACTGCTGATTTGGGTAAATACGGTATCCAGCGCAGGTTTCGACCCGTCTAGCGTGTCCTTGCCCGGAACTTTATTTCGATCATTCCCAAGATTATAATTGCCTTGTTGGAATATCACCCATCCATCAACAGAAACACTTGGTATGGTTCCATCCGGGTTTCTTTTCCAGCCAGTTATAGTCCCAAAGTAGGTGTTGAACGGGCGTCTATATCCATCTGTATCCCAATTATTTTGCCAGATACTTTGCTTTATTGTTCCAGTCGCTACGCCTAATTCGTTTGTTGCAACATTCATACCTGTATGCAGCATCGTCCCCCAATAAGCTGGAAGAGCAGGGGAGAATGAGGCTCCTCTTGCCGTAAACGTAACAGCATGACTTACCCCATCAGGGTCTTGAACAGATGCTGAAGCAACAAATTTTGGTGGGGTTGAGCCTGTTCTTGTGGCGCGAGCGGCGGCATCGTAATTCATGTAGCCCAGCATTGTATCAAATCCACCAGCGGAGACCCCCGTGCCTTGACCAGCCGACATACCATTCATAGCGACAAAATCAACAGCGGCTCCAAGATTTCCGCTGTCCGGTTGACCGAATATCCATTCGAACGCTTTTGCATAGGAACGCTGGCCGCCAAGCATCAATGCCCTTTCTATGGGGATGCCATCCGTTGCAGGGAGATTAATATCGTTGGTGTTTATTGTTCTGCGCGTAAAGAAGCTTCCAAGAGGGGATGGGCTTTCTTGACCAAAGTAAGTATTTGTTCCTGGAAAAGAACCGACGCGCAAAAAGTCGTTTGCGTCCATGTGCTGCGTATTAACGGGTGCTGTGACATTGCCGGATTTATCTAGCCCAGCCACCTTAGAACCAATATCGGCCTGTTGCACGGAATTGTCTGCATAGGTCGCAATATCGCCAAGATTAGGGGACCATGATGGGAAGCCCGATACGACGTTTTTGTTGGAGAGGCCGCCCGGTGCGAGCGTTGGACTTGCTTTTGTCGCAGGTTGTGAGTTTCCCATACGATCCATCAAGCCACTAGAATCTGCTTCATCTGAGTGCAGAGGATGTGCGATGTGGTTCGGAACAACCTCACCCGCATAGCTTGTAGAAGAAGCAAAGCAAAGGCAAAGCGCAGCGAAAAGGGAGTGGTGTTTTTTCATCATGGTTTATCCCGCTGAAATCATGACATATTGACCATTATTCCACAGCACCCCTGCGACGTGCGGGTCTTGGGTAGGAAGGTCGATGGATAAAAGCAAATGTCCGTCTGGACTGATTCCCATAACGGAAACGCCGCTCAGCATAAGGTGCTTATCAGCTGAAAGTGCGGCTATTCCATTGGCTGCGTCTTTTTGCGCATCCACAACACCCGAGACCGTAATGCTTGCTTTATTGACTTTATCAATAGCCTGATTGGCCGCATTTAACGATTGAGCGGCGGATTGAGCGGCATTTTGTTCACTGATGGAGGCAGCTTGCTTTGAATTATCCGCCTGTAGCGCTCGAGTTTTGACTGTATCGGATATATCATTCGCCTGAGCGATCACATTTGGAAGCCCCGCCTTATCAAGAGAGGCTTTGATCGATTGATCAAGATGATCGGTGAAGACGAGGTTTGAAGGCATCCCGGCAGCGACAAGGGCCTTAACGGTGGTGTTCTGAACGCCTCCGTTAAAAACACCGAGAACTAGGTCGGAATGACTGATTTTTTCAGTTGTCTCAAGGGCTGAAACAGATTTCCCGCCGGATGCAGCCGTCGCATTGAGTGTCCCTGACATAAGGAACTCCTGATTTATTGAGAGAGAAGGTCATGCCCCCGATCTGTCGTTAAGGGCGTACCGTCTGGAAGAGTGAGAATGTTGGGGGCAAGAAGCGTATCATCACCGGACAGTAAGGAGGGTTGAGGAGAGATATGAATATGGACAAAAGCCGTTAAAGATCGCCCCCCGCTGGTGAGGGCGGTCACTTCAACCATCTGTTTTCCTTTAGCCGTCCATGTAATCCACGCGGCAGCAGTTTTAAGGCCAAAGGTAGGCTTTCCACTCCATCCCAGAACACCTCCTGCGAGAGAAAAAGCGACCTTAACAAGCGTTTCATCGCAACACAGATGATCTGAAAAATCGACGTGATAATCGGCCCCACTTCCAAGCGTTGCGGTCGGCCAAAAGAGATCGACTTTTGCATCCAGTCCACGAATACGAAAAGACGGCTGAGGCGTGATACGAACCGTGCGGGGGCGAGCGCATCCTTTACGCGTCATCGGTCGGAGCCTTGGGGAGTTCTTGTGATCGTTTGTCTGCGCCAGAAGCAATCGCCATTAAAGTCGTTTGGTAATCAATCCATGTTTGGGGAATTGGCTTACCTAAAAGCATATAGCGCTTAATGAGTTGGCTCTGCGTGTTTTCTAGTGCCGATTTTGCCTGTAATGCCAAGGGCGGCTGATACACAAAATCGGTGATGGCTCCATCGATCACGGCCATCGTCCGCAGAATTGGCCCCTTCCACCGATCTGCCCACTGGGCGTCCGTTAAGGGAAAGAGTTTTGCTTCATCTGGGACGTTCTGTAGAGAGGACAGTTCGCCTAAATCATACCAAGCCGCAGGTCGATCATAGGTGGCGTAGTAACGGGTGTTCCATGTTCTCTTGCCATCCGTGTAAGCTGCTTTTTGCGGTTCAGGGCTATCTGATTGCGACAAAGGCATTATTTATTCCCTATGGCTAAGATGGAGCAATTAAGCCCATTCGGCGCGTCAATCGTGCGGACATTGCAGCCCGAAGCCGTCCAGTTATAGGTGGAGGTATCGTTATCCAAATCACCAATGGATGCGACGAGGATGATATCCGGCGTGGATGAAAAAACACTCGGGAAGGTGACGTGAGCACGATCAAAGATAACGCCCGTTTGGAAAAAGACCATTTTCTTGGACTGATCCATGGGCAGCATCTGATTGATGAGTGCTCTCACCCACCAGCATGTGGGGACATTGTTCCCGTTATCGCTCAGTAACGGCGTGTTATTTTGGTTAAGCTGCCCTTGAATGGCGATGGGAGCATTGGGTGTCTGAGGAAGAATATGATCCGTATAGAGCCCGTTTGAGGGTACAATATGCAGATCCCCCGTCATTGTGTCTCCACTCTTAGAGACGCGACTGTTCGCATTAGCGTTGGCTTGATTAATCCCGTCTCGTAAAGCGGTATCGGCTCCTGAGCGGATATTGGCTTCATTATCCAGCTTGGCTTGGAGGTCTGCTCGCACTTCATCATCGCGTGCGCCAACCCAATATGTGGTTGGCACATTATTTCCGCGATCAGAAGCGATAGGGGTGTTATTTTGGATCAACTGCCCCTGAACGGCAATTGGCATTCCAGGCGTTTGAGGAAGAAGGTAATTGGTATAAACGCCGCGTCCATCGACAATATGCAGATCGCCGCTCAGCGTTCCTCCGTTTAAGCTCAGGAACCCCGCAAAGAGATTAACCCAAGCATCAGATTGTCCCGGAGTGGTGCTGTTATTATCGCGCGTTGAAGTCCAGTAGGTTCCATTCGAAAAAACCGTTGCTCCATTGGGATATCCTCCAATCGCATTCGCAAAGTCGGCGTCGTAAGGGAGGATTCCATAGGCGGTATGGGCGCGGATTAAGGCTGTTGTTGCATTTAATACCCCGTTAAAGTCCCGTCCATCAGGTGGTGAGCCTCCCGCCGATGTCGGCGTGAAGGTCAGGGAAGGGAAACCAATAGACCAAGACGCAGCGGCATCATCGGTAGAGGTGACAGGGATATTGCGCTTGAAATTATCACTCGCATTTTGAGCAAAAGGCACCACAATTCTGGCAGGGATATCAGATTGTCGCATTGTAGCACCTTATGATGATGTGAATTTGTAGGTGTAAGTCACCCCACTGGGGCGAGGGAGAACAGATGAAGCAATAATCGCTTCATCCACTGGATCAGGCGTAAAATCGAACACGAAGGTCATGCTCATATCTTGATGATCGACGACGTAGCATCGCCCTTTTGCGCCAAAGAGCAGCATCAAGATGGCATTGATGGAGGTGATGGAACTGTCAGTGATATTGGCCGAGGCCTTGGCAAAAATCAGGCGTCTGTAGGCGTCATCTGAAAGGCGATAGTTCGACGAAAGGGCGTTCCCGTTATAAAACACACCTTCTCCAAAAGTCTTGGAGTTCGGCAGTCCTTGCTTGAAACCGAAATACCCGCTTTTCGCGAGTTTCAGCGTTCGATTGACGCCAACAATGCGTCCCCAGACGTCTAATCCCCAGCCTGTTGCAGTTTTGGGGTTCCAGACATTTAAAAACCAGTCATCCAGAACTTTGTGTGGGTCAATCGCATCGTTAAACGCTTGCAGGATCGCCACAAGGCGTTTGCTGTTCGCGTATTGGTAGTGGAAGGTATCGAGGATATTATCCATTAGACCAGCTTTACACTGATGTTTTCATCCGAGAGGGTCGGGTTCTGGTTGAGGTTCAGATCTACCCTGATCCCGGTTGGATTAGGGGCCGTGCCAATGGTGATTTCTTCCACCTGCGCCCAGTCGCCCAAATTGCTCACAGAGGAATAATAGCGGCCAGCAATGATGGATGAGGCAATGCGCGGGCGAGGGATATTACTATTCCCCTGAAAAGCCGATTTAATGGCATTTTTAACGAGCATTTCAACGGAGGACGGAACCGAAGGCGCGTTAATGATCTGCACGGAAAAAAAGATCGGCGTATCCACGGCAGGGTCATATTTGACCGTGTAAGTCGGGCCGTTGCCATTATAGACAGGGGCGGGGTCTTGTATCGTCACTACATTAGAGCCCGTAAACCCACATCCGGGCGGCTTCTTTTGGATAATCGCCAAAGCAATATCAGAAGGGTTTCCACCCGAAACGCAGCAATAGATTGAATTGGGCGCAAGTGAAACGCCGCGTGTGGTTACGGGAACATTGGACGGATTGTCGATAACGTAAGCGTCATTCACGCCTTGCAGGGAGAGGAGTTTCCCTAAGATTGCGCCATTTTGTCCCACACTGTTATTGGCGACACTATTGGCCCGACGCACTTCAAAATCAGCACGCCCTTCATTGGGGTTGCGCGTGAGGAAGTAAATATATCCAATCGCATCCTGCATCCGCCCCGAAGCCGTGCGGGGGTCAATTCCGTTGATCAGGCTTAATAAAACGTCGTTACAGCGCCCAATGATCGCGGTCATGGTATTGGCAAGCTGGCTTTGAGGCGTGCCATTGCTTGCGCCAATATTGCCGCCAAGGGCTGCGTTTAAATCTGCTTTAACCCCATCACGGATATTCGGCTCGGAAGGGGAGACATAGCCACTCTCTGTCAAGCGAGAGGTCGGAACAGAAGTCGTATAATTAGAAGTCGACATTCGCTGTTTCGCCTGTTTTTAACTTTACGAGGATTGTGCCGCCAAGGCTTCGATCCGCCCTTGGACCGACGAGAAGGCATTGAGCGCTTTGAACGCCATCGACAGAGGCCGCAGCCTGTTCAATTTGATTTTTGAGCGTGGCAACCGGAAAGCCCCCCGGAGCACTCATTTGCTGGTAAGAAATACCAAGGCTTGTGTCGTAGAAATGATCTCCAAGCCAGCACCGTGCGGCACAAGCCACCGCTTGAAGGGTGGCGTAAGGCTCATCACACAGGGCAAGATTGCCGTTCGCATCAACGACAAGGTCCCACGTTGATCGATCAAGCAGGAGAGAGCGCATAAAGAGCCGAGCAGATTTTTTGGGAATATAGCAAATCTATATAAAAGATTGCCGACAAGTACAAGCTTATTCTGGCTCTTGGGTGTCACTATTTCCAGACTGAACGCCCGGATGTTTGTGTTGCTTCAGCGAAATGCCGCCGGCTTTAACGTCCCCAGAGGCTTTAATATCGCCCTGAACGGTCAAATCGCATTGAATGGATGCCGATTGAGCTTGGATTTCAACCGTTCCTGTTGTGACCAGACGAACGCCATTTTGGGTGATTTGCAGATAGTGCTTGGGGTCTTTCCCCAAGAAGCCACCCACATAGACCGAATCAGATAAAGAGTGGCTGCGAAGCGTTGGTGGAGAGGCGGGTTTGCGTTGCTCGACGGCTTCACTTTGGTCGCGCCCGGAAACGATGATGTATCCAATATCTCCCACAGCGGGGTCAATCACGACCGCACATTCTCCGCCATGAATACGCATGTAAGGGATGCCATAGATCGTATCGTGTGGAATAGCGGTTCCGTCTGTGGTGCGTTGGTGAACCATAGGCTGCACGTCCACCTTGCCAACAATGCCATCCCCTGGGTGAACGGCCTTTACCGTGACGAGCGTGTTGCTTCCGATATTGGCGATGTGACGCGCAATCGCGGCATCCAGCGCACTGTTAACGGTGTTGGTGTCCGAGGTGCGTAAGGTCGTTGATGGGGTCATGATTTATATTCCTGTGCGACTTGGTTTAAGGCGTAGTCCGTGCGTTGGGCTGTGACGTAGGTGAACCAGGGGCCATTTGGTGTTTCGCATGAGAGGTCATGCGTGATGAAGGTCGGGTTCCAAAGGCCGTTGACGGGCATGGGCGTAATGCTTTGCCCCATCTGGTTATTCACCCATCCAGCGGGGAGATAAGTGCTGTCGATCTTAACAGGGACATTGAACTGGATGGTGGGCTTAAAGAGCGTGGTGAAATGAATACCTTGCTGATTGTAAGACGGATACCCAATCAACCCGGTATGTTTGCTGATTGTAACAGTCGTGGCATCCTTATTGACGCTGCGTGAGGCTGCCCAGACATGAAGATTTCCGTTCGTATCAAAGTGATAGGTTGCACCAATGGCTCGGGCTAATTCATCAATCTGATCGATCAGGTTGCCGCCTTTGTAGAAATTGGTAATCGTCGTTTTACTTGTGAGCCCATGATTAACGAAAATGCCTGAGATTTTAGGGCGGCCATCATCTTTATTTGCAAGGCGTGAAAACCGTTCGGCTAAGTCCGAAAAGATGGTGGTAACAGGAACCTTGCCTTGATAACTGACGGGGGAGACAATCTCGGTCTTAGCTAAGCCCACGTCATACGCGAGGATCTGAAAAGCCACATCGGGTGCACCAGCAAAATCGGCGTAGGCTTCGGCAATAATGCCTCGGAAAATAGTGCTCAAGCCATGCTCATCATCACCCGCTTGGACAATCACACTGGCATTGGAGGCGCGGATCGTGTTTTGATTGTCCTTGCTCGTCATGCCCTGAACGACCGACAGGCGGTTCATAGTCGCCAAAGGCAGCCCCTCAATTCGCAAAGAAGCCTGTGAGCCATAAAGCATTGTCCCGCCTGTAATCGTGGCACGAATACGATATCCTGAGATCGTCAGTTCATCACTGTGCCCGCTTGGCCCCAAAGAGCCGTCAGGAATATAAAACGTGATCGCAATGCGCTTTTTGGTGAAGCTCATTTCCGGCCGAAAGCCGACAACGTGAATATTTTCTTCCATGGGAGTTCTCAATAAAAAAGCCACCCGGTGAGGGGTGGCTTGGTGTTAAGCGTTTTTGACTAAAAAAATTATTTGACCAAAGACAGATTTTTGGATTCGTTCGACAACTTGCCTTTGTGTTCTAGGAATTGAATCAACCCTTCCAGTTCTTCTAAGGGCCAATTAAGATCCTGTGCAATTTCATGCTTGCTTATTTTATTGCGCCAAAGGCTTTGTAAAACTTTTATCCAAATGGTTGAGGTTTCTCTTCGTACCCCAATTGGCTCATCTGTCCGATATCCTCGTCGACCAAGTTCAATACAGATTGATTTATACTGCCATGGGGTCAACATACCCAAAGTATGTAAGCGATAAGCTAGTGCCATTGCAGAAACACGCCAACGCAATTTGGCTTTTAGGATTACGTCTACTGTAATCGGATAACCAATACGAGATTTGATATCATTTTCAGGCATAAGAAAGGCCGACGCAAAAGCATTCGCTTCTTTTTCAGCGTTCTTTATGTCACGTATATTGTCTTGCTTGTGCAGAACGAGATGCCCAAGCTCATGCGCTGTATCGAATATACTGCTTTCTGCAGTTTTAAAATTATTTAAAAAAACAAAAGGTTTGTTATCTCGCCAAAATGAAAACGCATTGACGGAAGATGTATCTTCAGAAAGCGAAAAAACCCGGATGCCATGAGTTTCTAATAATCCTATTAAGTTACCTATAGCGCTCTCACCGATACCCCAAGCCTGACGAACTAGATATGCAGCAATAGCAGGGCTACTTTCATGATTAAGATCAGGTATATCAACATTAGGGAGAGAAAAACGCGTTTCAACCCAATCCATGAGACTTAAAGCGAGTTGGCCTGCACCTTCAGCAGCCTGACGTTCTTTCGCACTCATTTTGGAAAAGCTGCGGAAACTTATAGAATCACTATTTAGATCCTCAGGGTCGTCCATATAAAAGAAGTTTCTAGGATATCCTAAGACACTGGCAATATTATTAATTGTGTTCGGGTCAGGTTCGTGCTGGCCTTTTTCTAGGCGTGCGATAGTATCAGTCGCTAAGCGTGCTTGTTCCGCCAAACTACGAGCAGTTAAACGCTTTCTTTGTCGTGCTAGGGTTAGTCTCTTAGGATTAAACATTGTAACCGGTGTTATTTTTTGATGATTTGTGGATCAAAGTCATAAAGAATATCTCCTTCGAGATTCATCTTCGTTTCAGTGCTAGAGTTACAGTTCCCTAAGAAATTACGTTCTTTATAGCTGGAAAATGTTTTGTTTGACACAATAGGACGCGATAATTCCATATTCCCTTTGTCATCTAGTAATAAGTAGTAAGTGGTAAAAATATCTTTCTTATCTGTATCTTCTGACTTTGTATAAGTTGGAAGATCAGAGAATAAGCTATTATTTAGAGAACGCTCAGTTGCGGGGCCTTTTTTAGAGAGAGGTTTAGGTAGCACATCTTTTCGACAGCAAACATCAACCGTAGAGTATGCAACTCTTATTTTCTTTGCTTTATTTTCAATATATTCAATACCTTTGCTAAAAGATGGTTCCCATTTTTCACCTACGAGTAAGTAACGCACTTGAAAAATCGCTGCCTGAAAAAGAAAAGTTCCTTTTGCAGTCTTTGCATGAAGGGGCGTAGCATCTGTTCTGGCATGCAAAGCTCTATGTCCAGCCAATAAAAACTGATTTCGGCTGGCATCAATAGACTCTAGGAAAAGATCGACCTCCTCTTCCTCGCTACGAAGAGTAGACTTTTCCCAATCTTGGGATGTTACTGTATTTTTTCTGTATGCGTTCACGATAAATAATCCAATGTCGGTTTTTCTTACCTACAAGTAGGTCAAAAAAACCGACAAGGTCAAGTGTTAAGCGTGGTGAAGTGTTTTTCGAGGCGATCGAAAGACGGGCGTTTTGAGTGTCTCTCGCCCAAGAAAGGTACCTCTATGACGGAGGTACCTTTACTAAGTACAGGATGGCGTTCTATTTTTTAGAGAAACGCTTACCTAATCAAGAAAGATTATATCTCTTTGTGTAGTAAACGTTTTGAATATCGGCTTCAGGATATACCCATTTTTCCCAATTTTCTAACATCCAGTTTTTACTGAGTTTCTCATTTTCGTCTAAGCATTCATTAGGAAGAAAAACGAGAATATGGCCCGACTTTACACCTGAACTTACGACAAGGGCATATTTTCTATCTTTAGATGAGGATGGGATTTCACTGATTATGAAATCTACTTTTTCTTCGTACGGCCATTCAGCATCCAATCGAAAAACACCTCCAAAGTCTAGGAAATCTTCTTCATAATCGGCTAATTTTATGAAATTATTATTATCTTCTGGATTTATATGATAACTTTCAAACTCAATGTCGCTTCTGATGTAATTTTCTATTTGATAATAATCTTTATATAAAACGTCTTTAACGTCACAGTCACAAACGTACTTTTCCCAATTCTTTAAAAGCCATTGTTTATTAATCATCCGGGTGCCTTCATCAAGGCACTCATTAGGAAGATTAACTAAAATTCTTCCTGCTTCAGGCCCAGTCCTTATCAACAAGCCCATATAAGTTGGGTCGCCAGTACCATTAAATAAAATCATAAATTCTACTGGTTCTTCTTGAGTTTCTTTTCTATTAATTTGAAAAACTCCACCCCTTGAAAAATATGGCTGTTTAAAATCTTTAAGTTTTACAAATTTACTTTTCATTGTGGGGTAGTGTGCGATAAATGCCATTTATTTCACCAGTAAATTAATGAGTGCTAAGAGTTTTTTAGTCTTTATACTGTGTTCGTATATTAGGAAAATATGAAGATAATGTCGATATTTGGAAGCCGATTACTCCCCATTTTGTTTATATTGGGCTTGTCTCTGTCCTCCGCCCACGCTGAGTGCGAGTGGAAGTGGGACTGCTCGGGCGGTCAGTGCCGTCAGGTTCCGTTGTGCGATAACTCGATTGACTTACCGCCTGTAAGACCGCCAGAGGTGGCACCAATTGCTCCGCCATCCATTGAGCCGATCAACCTGCCGACTGTTCCGCCTGTTGGTACAAGTAAGTGCCACATGGCGAATATCTGCGACGGGAGTGGGGATTGCCATTGGCAGCAGGTGTGTCAGTAAGGATTTTAACGACCTCCCAATACTAAAAATAAAATGGCGACAATAAGAGTAAGTAATGGCGTTATACACCAAATGACCCATGCGACCCGCATGGTTCGTTGGTCTTTAATCCCAGCGGCATTGTTGATTGTATCTATTTCGTCGGCATATTCGGAATATAAATTAAGAAATTCAAGTTCAGTTTTGTTTTCCATTGAGTCTGTGATGCCTTTTAATCCCCCTGGCGCTAGGGATAAATTATATATTTTTGTGGAATAAAGAACCTTGGCGCATAAGAGAGATGCCGCAGTGAAGCCGATGGCAGCGCACCATGCTTCGACATTTTTGTCTGTTGATTGAGTTACAATCACGGCAACTGAAGCAGTGGCGAGAGTAATTGACCATCCAAGAAGAGATGTTGCGCGGGATTTCGTACGGTCGAGCGAAGCTTTAAAATTCTCATGTGCTTTTTCCGCTTGCCGAACTCTTTCGCGTGCCAGCCATAACTCGAAATCATTATTTTCTCGGGTCACTGTTTTTCTCCTGCTGCGATGAAAACAAGAATAAATCGACTGCCTAAGCCATCATAACGGGGATCATCATTGCCAAGCGTGTCGATAAAGAGAAGATCGCCACCGATGCCGAGATAGGAAGCGTGAATAATGGGGTTTTTATTCTGACAGAGCGCGCCTGACACGATCATTGCACTATTGCGCCAGAGATTGAGGTAAAGTCCTGTCGAGCGCTGGTAGAGGTCAAGCCGATAGGATTGTTGGTTGAGAACCACATTCATCGTTTGCGATGGGGTCGGGATGAGAGGGATTTGGATCATACGTTCCTCCCTTAAAAGGCGTTTCTGATGGTGGAGGGAGGTTCGATAGTCTGGACAGATCCACGCTGAACCGTATCGGCACCTGCAGGTTCTTTGGTGTTTTTATATTCCGCCGTTGCCGTTTGTCGGATTTCCTGAATGGCGATTTCAGCCACAATCATGGTGATGCCGCTGCGGCTATCGCGCCGGAAACGATAGCCCGTAATATTGGCGTTCTCGTAGGTCTTTTCTGGCGTCACCACCTGATACAGTTCTGTATTCTTTGACAGCGCATCAAGCGTATCGAGAAAAGACTTCCGAACAGAGATCCCTTGGTCAAACCGCCCTCCACCAAGAACGGACATAACGCCGTTAAGAATATCATCAGATCCAAGAATGCTTGTGCCTTGGGAGGTGAGGCTTTTAAGGCGCTGCAGAATACTATCATCGCCCGTTTCCGTGCCATCACACACCATTTCGATGACAGCATTATAGGGCTGTGCGATCTTATTATACGCTGTAAAAGCCCCGTTTTCTAATGGCGCTGTTGCGACGGAGTGTTGAGAGCCAAAATCCACAGAAGCAACATGCCCTGACGAGAGAACTTTTCGCACACCATCCGTGTTCCCGATGCGTTGCTTGGCAAAGATGCCCCAATGTTGAGAGGCTTGATGAACAAGCCAGTTCTCAAGCACTTTGCCCGCTGTGGTTGAGACGGAAGCGCGGACGCCTTGCTCGATAGATTGACCCAACACAGCCGGAACACCGACAGCAACAGGCACGTCCCATACGTCAGGGAGTGGAATGACAGGAAAGGGCATAATCAGCCTCAGTGAATACTTCGAGCGTTGTTATTGGGAATACTGCGAGCAAGTTCGGCATGAATATCACGCGCTATGTCACGCCCGTTATTCCCCGTCGTGTGGACGTTAATGTTGCCAATATGCACGGCAGTGCTGTTGTCCACGCGGCTTGATTTCTCTGCCTGTGCAGCGGTGGTCGCTGTCTCATATTGAGAGACAATCTTATCGGCGGCGAAGGTGGGGTTGGCTTTAAAGGCGTCTAGCACACGTTGAGCATATTTCGTGCCAGAGGTTCCGAACGCATCACTTCCTGCAACACCTGTATTCAGCCATTGTAAAGCCCCGCCTGCGCCTTGATTGTGGGCGTAAGCGAGAATGGATAACTTTTCAGCAGCCGATGCATTTCTGAACTTGTCGCTGTGTGAGGAAAGGTATTGATCGTTCTGTGCTGTAAAGGCTTGGAAATACCTTTCTTGCATGGCTGGATCGTGGAGGAACTCGTCCGTAGTCGGGACTTTCTCATGCAGGAAGTTTGCCGCACTCTTAATCGCCGCTTCTCCCATTTGGTACTTGCCCGCGAATTTGCCGCCAGCGCCTCCCATTTGGTCGTAACGTGCGCCTTCAATGCCTGCAATGGAGTTAGAGAAGGGGTTGAGTTTTGTATTGTCGTCAAACAACCACATAACCTGTGATTGAGTGTTGGGATTGCTTGTCTTGTTGAGCAACCAGTTTTCTATTGGCGATCCAATATGTTTTTTAAATGCCTCATAGCCAGCATCAATACTTGGATCGTCGTGAGAGAGGTAGTTTTTAATAGCCTCGCCAAGATCACCGATGCTTTTTTTAAAGTTATTTACGCTTTGCGTTGCGTTGTTTGCAAATTGTTCCCACTTGATAAGTCTGTCGATCCCTTTTTCCAGAGACGGAGTGAGATCGCCAAGAATAGTACGCCCCAATAGTTCGGATTGGGTTGTCAGGACTGTAAACTCTTCCGTTAGTCGTTGACTGTCTTTGATCTGTTTTTCGGTAGGGCCAATATTCTGAAATTCTTTCTGGATACGGTCGAAGTCTTTAACGCTCTTATCGATGAGGTTAATTTCGCCGGGTCCAAATCCGAGGCTTGAGAGAAGGGTGTTCTTGACCCCTTGATCCATTCCTTGGGTTGAACGGTTCAGGCGTTTTAATATGTCCTGCCGAATATGATGGTGTTCATCGAGATAATCATTGGTGTTTAGACCGAGATTACCCATAATTCTATTAAGGTTTGCCGATTGAGCAGGGTCAACCGCCATATTCTGAAGCGTTTGGAACGTTGAGCCAACCTCAGATGCTGAACCTCCGACTGCCTCAACAGCCTTTTGCATTTGATAGAGTTTGGTTGGATCCATATTCAGGCGTTGGGCCATATATCCCAATTCTGAATTAGAGCGCGTAACATCTGAAAGGAAGTCTTTTAAGGCTTTCCCTCCGGTAAAAATAGCAAGAAGGCCAAGCGCTTCTCGACGAACAAGAGAAAATGAATCTGCTGATTTTTTACCGCTCCTTTCAAACTCCTTTCCAGACTTTTCAGCCTTTTTGCTGCTTTGTTCGAGTTTTTTTCCTGCGCCTTCGGCTTTTTTGCCGCTATTCTCGGCGTTCTCTCCCGTTTCTTCTAAAGTAGAGCCTGCGGCATCTGCGGCATTATCCAGCGTTTTAAACGCTTTGGTCATCGCGTTCAGTTCAGCAGGGACGTTTTTAGTATCCAAAGCGAACTTAATGACGAGAGAGTCGAGGACGTTTGCCATTTCAAAGAACTTTATGAGTTATACGCCGAGACGGTAAAAGCCTCCCACAACAGAAGCATATCTTCGGTGTCGTAGAGGGTTTTCAATTCGTGGAGTGTCGCAAGCCTAGAGGCGAGAACTGCCCCCATGATGGGGGACATATTCACGCAGCTTGCGGGTTTGCGGTGTCCCCTTGAGGTGTGAGGGCCGCCACGAGGGGGGAAATCTGGTAAGCGGCGGCCTTGAAGAAATCCACATGCAGCTTGAAGGCTTCCTCGCGAAGCTTTACGAGGGTTTCAGCATCGTCAATATCGGCGTCAAGGATTTCAGAAGGGACTGTCCCAGCACGAACGATCTTGGCGCATTTCATGAGGGCTTCGAAGGCTTTGTCGCACTCTTCATTGTCCATATAACCAAAGATGTTCATGGCTAAGCCGGACATTCCAAGAAGTCCCGCTTTAATGCCAGAAGGAGGGACTTTAACGCCCGCTTGGATTAGAGCCTTGATCGTATGACGCGCCCACTTGTCAGCCGCAAAAGCCGACATGCGGGTGATGACAAACTTCTTGCCTGCATCGGCTCCTGATGTAGGAGACCATTCAATCTCTTTCATGGATTATATTCCTGCTGGCAATACACGTTCCCATTGGAGCGTGTAGGTTTGATCTTCAAGGGTTGTTCCCGCACTTGGAAAGACAGAGCCATTGGTGAGGCAGCCATTGAGAAGCGTGAACTTCCGGCCTGTGTCTGGGATGGATATTTCGCCACCCAGGGTAATCACTGTTCGGGATTGCTGCGAGGCCATAATAAGAGCATCAAAATAGGGGATGCTCTTACTGGCGGCAGAGAGTGTGACCGTCATACTCACAGCACGCGGCACATATCCACGGTTCAGAAAGCCATCGATTGACATTTTGGTCTCGGCCAGTTCAATCGCTTCGGCCTCAAAAGCCCGATCTGCCGAGAAGTTTTCCAAGCGAACAGGCGCGTTGAAAAGCCCGGTAAATGTAAGCATGAAGATTGCATTTGCCGAGGTAATTAATCCACCAGCCATTATTGAACCTCAACTGCTGCAAGTTTGATTGTCTGAACACTGCCGCCGTCTGTGTAGAACAGAACAGGCGTAATCGGTCCGCGTGTTGTGCGGACAAAGGGGAGCGCCTTGGATGCACCGGGGATGAAATACCAGCCTCGCGTTGCAAGCGTCTGTGCGGCGGATGTATTCCCCGCTTGGGAGTTGATGTTTTGAATTTGGGATTGGGCTAAGTTCACACCATCACGAATAGCGCCAAAGGTAACGGCCTGATTAATCGTATCTTGTACGGCCGAGGAAATGTAGCTGTCCCCAAGCGCATTAAACGGAATGTTCTTGACCGTTTGCATCATGTTCACCAGCGCATTTTGAAGGCTGGTATTGAGCCAGATCTGGTTGATGTAGCTGTCTGCAAAGCCAAACGAACCACTGACGGTTCCGGGATAGAACCACTGACGGCTGGACGCTTGCGTGTCATAAGAGCCGTAATAGTTATACCCGTTCGCTTCTAGTGTTCTGGCGGTTGTGCCATCGATCACCGTAGGGGTTACATTGCCATTTGATTGATAGCTTAAGCCCGTGCGGCCGTTGGTGGCTGTAAAGTCGATAGAAGCCATCCACCCCAACGCACCAGCGGCGGAAAGGCCTGTCGCATCATAAAGAACGGTTGTTCCATTGAGGGATTGCCCTTGAAGCCAGGAGCCAAATGATTTGGATGAGCCTTGTGTGATGGCCTCTTGGTCATTATCCCACGCCACAAACCATTGGCGCTTGTTACGGCTTTCGACCCATTGCGCGCAGGCTTGTTTTTCTGCGAATGACAGGTTCCAGTTTGTGGTGAAGCCTGTGAAAGCAGCTTGTCCGGCAATAAGATCAAGATAGTCTGGTGTAATCCCTGATGAGGATGAACCCAAGCCCGCAATATACAATACGTTGGGAGAAAAGAGAGACGTGCGTGTGCCGGAGAAATACGCCTGCGCCATAGCGTATTCCGCTGATGTTGCGCCAAAAGTCGTGGCAACACTGGCGGCACTTGTAAAAGGCACGACCTTTTGATCGGTCGCCTTGGTCGAGTTGCTGATGATCAGGCCTGTGAGCTGATTGATTCCCGTTCCCGGCGTCAAGACCGATGGGGTGACGGAAATCAGCTTGGAAATAGGAATCCCAGCCATTGTTTTTCCTTGTTGTTAGGAGTGGGGTTGATCTGCTTCAATGACGGTAAGCGTCACTTTATCAGCAGACCCGTTTGGAATAGTGACGGTGAAATTGACCTGCATTTTAAGATCAATCGTCCACATATCCTCGTAATTGCTTTGTTCGTTGACGTAGGTGACCTGACGAGGATCGCTGGCATAGAGTGGAGATATTCGGTCAGTCAGACCGCCGATAAACTCGGTCGCGTAATTATCGCGCCACAAGGTGGAAATAAGATGGATGGCATCACTGGCACCTTGTCCAAAGGCGCTGATTTGCATGGTGAGGATCGTTGGCTGTGTGATCGAGCGTTCAGTTGCGGTATAGTCCGAGCCGTTTGTGGCAAGGCGACTGCGTAAGATGATCACCATCGTCACATAAGACGTGAGCGGCGAGGGGACGCGGTTTAGTTGGCCTTGGAGGACTTCAAAGCCACTTGGGAGGAATTGTAATAGCCACTGGCCAATAATCTTGTAGATATCGCTTTCCGATGGTGTCGTTATCAGCTGCGCGGTCGAGTGATTTGGCGGGACACCACAAGTTTCGTCCATTCTTCCATTCCCCATTCTTCCAAGACCTGCACGACTTTCCAATCAGACCCGTAGAAGTGCAAAATATCGCCGCCTGTTTGAAGCGGGCGGTTCAAGCCTTTAATGCCGCCTCGGATATAGACGGCCCGCATATCGGATTGCTGATTGATGTTCTGGACTTGTCGAAGATCAGACGTGCTCATGGCTTGGACTTCAATCATCACGGAAATCTCAAGTTCATTGGGCGTTTTGCTGAAGTCATCATTGACCGTATAGCCGTTTGTGACTTTGAGAACGGCTTGGATCTGTCCATTGACTGGCGCAATCATATTCCCGGCGATCCCAAAAACATCAATCATCTTTGATCTCGTAGTGAACGCTGCGGAGCATGTTTCCGGTATCAATTAAGGGATTGTCGAAGCCTTTTTTCTTGATGGTCGATGCTGCATTGGGCGGTTCTTTGAAGGCTTTTATTTCATTTTGAATTTGCTCAACAATGCGCTCGGCGACAACATCCAAGGCCGCCTCGAAATCCCCGCCTGCTTGCGTCAAAGCAGCGGCAAACAGCTTCGGCCATTGCGCTTTGTTTTTCTCAATGGTTTGCCGCATGAAGGGGCGTTCTGGTATAGTTGGAGTGCCAAACTCGTTCCATATTGCCACCGCTGCGACCGGAACGTTCCCGTCCATCGAACCATCTTCAAGGAATCCCGCATTGATGTAGGGAAGATTTTTTGTCTTATCCATCACACGCTTGGCAATTGCATCGAATGTCGTTTTATTGGCGGATGCCTGTGGTTTTCCTCGCAAACGATTAAGTAGACTTTTAATTCCATTAATGACTGCCATTAGGGCCATATCCTTGGTCGTGGTGCCGTGCCGGGGATGAGACGCATCTGTCGCAGAAATGCGGTCATCTGCCAGTATGTCGCGCCATATTGCGTTTGCATGAACCACGCCGCACTGCCGGCCTGCGTGCCATTATCAACACTGATGGAGACAGAGCCGCGTGAGGCATTGGAAACGCGCCCCACGATGCCAGCGCCGTTTCCGCCTGCTTCTTTGGGAAGATTCAACTGAGCGATATGGGCGGTCAAATAGCCCAGCAATGCCGCGCGTTTGTTCACGTCTCGGACAAGGCTGTAAGGCGTATTGTTAAGAAAGAGGGTGGCTTCATCAAAATACGCCTTCGCCAGTCCTTCATTGACGCTCTTGGCTAGAGAAGGGAAACGTTGCGACCACACGGTATAATCGAACGTGACCACGCCCGGTGTTGGTGTGGTCGTATCGGTCATTTCTTATTATCCAATGCGTTTGCAGGAAGTTGATCTTCCGTTTTTGGCTCGAAGCCTGTTGCTTCATATTGAAGCTCGGTCATCCGCGCTGAGGCGCTGGCTTCTGTTGCTTCGGCAAAGATGAGGTTGTTCTTGACCAGATCACTTTCTTTGTTTTGCTCAAGCCATGTGTCCCAGAAGTCTTTATCGACAAGAGTGCGGCCTGCGCGTCCGAGAAGAATATTCTCTTTCGGATGAAAGCGCGGGTCAGTATTCGCCCCATTTAATTCGACCGTTCTATAGGGGATAAGAGGGGAGAAGTCGGGAGCCTTTGCCGCAGAGCGTTCGGCGCGTGCTTCGATGGCTTCTTTCTTGAAAATGCCGATGGATATGCCGTGGATGAGACGGCAATACACAACGACTGTGCTGTTGGTTGTATCGGTGCTTTTAGGTGCTGTAGCCATGTTTTATACTCCTACCATCTGTGCAACAGCGGTTGGGCGACGCCAGATAGTTCCCCAACTTCCGGCAGACATTTTCTGTCGTTCATAGGTCGAATATTGCTCAACCCGATGTGCGACGAGTTTATCGACAAAGGCTGTTGTGACGGTATCCACGCCATCCAGTGTCGGGACAAACATTTGCACCAAGTTCGCGCTTTGCTGGCCGCCAGACATGGAGGTTCCCGCTTCGGGGAGGAACTCAATGGACATGGTTGGGAAGCCTTTTTTAAGCATATCTTCCAGCGTGATACCGAACTGGTTGGTGTAGCTTAAAACAGGGGAGAGTTCGCTCGGTAAAACCACCTTTACGGGTGTGCTTTGATCCATATTACCTTGGAGGCGCTTGTTAAGATCAAACCGCAGCGCAACAAAGTCATTATAGATCAGGTTTGGATCACCCGTTTCCGTCCATTTCCCGCTGGCTGTTCCAGCTTTAGGCGTGGGCTGAATGGCTCGCGGTAGGGCAGGGTCATTCAACGCACCGTAAAGTTCGAGGCCTGATAATCCCCACAGGTTAATGCTGTTGGACGTTTTGTTCAGAACAGAGATGGCGGCCATGCGCTGTTCGTTTACCCATGAAAAGCCAGCAGCGCCCATCATCTCACTTTCGAGATTGCCGTACTGCGCCCATGTCTGGAACAGGTAGTTCTGGCGGTTCGTCCAGTTGGCGTTCGCGCTTGCTCGTCCTGCATCGGAATAATCGCCATAGGATGCCGTATAGCCAGAATATTCCGACAAGGGGAACATACGGTTACGCTGCGTTCGATCACCCGCCTTGGCAGAGCCATAGACTTGTTCCGAGCGCGTTGGCGTAATCAGCGCACGGATAACTTGCGGGTCAACAGCCGTTGTAAAGACGGAAGGAATACCGGAGTTAGGCGCGGTGACAGACGGGAAGGTCGGAGCGCTATCGAACGCGCCTTTTTCATGACCGTAGTGCGATACGCCGCCGAGATGAATACCATAATCCATCGCAAGGCGTGGTGCGTCTTTTCGAAATGTGCTCATGTTTTTACCGTTATTTGTTCAGTTGAGGAGTGGCAGCGAATGAGATTGGAGCCAGAGGACCGGAGATGATCGAAACTTGTCCGGCTGGCGCACCTTTTGCGACAACCCATCCTGTGGCGACTGTTCCATCAGGGGGTGAACCCACGGGGGCTGTTTTAATGCTTCCATCCGTTGTTGAAGCGAAAACCCCTTGGCCTGTAATTGTGTCTGCACTTACGAGCGCGAAGAAGTCGCCGCCTGTTTTCAGCGTCACCATAAAACCGGGGTTCATGGTCATGGTGCTGCCCTGATTAAACCCTGCGATGATCGCTGAATTGTCCCGGATGACAAAGCCTGTTGGGGAGGCTGATGCATTGCTGGGGTCGGGTTTGTTTAAAACCGTAACGCCGTCGCTCTGCGCCCATGCGAAATTGCCGATCGTGACACCGCCTGCGCCCGCTCTATGACCAAGTGCCCCTGCGATTGCTGTGCGTGTCGGATTGGCACTGGCGACATCACCAGGAAAGCCAACGGGCCAGTTGTAATTGATTTGGGATTGAAAGCTCATCTGCTGGCCTCCTTATAGTTTTTTAGGGAGCATGGTGACGCCAAAGCGTGTGCTGAAGTCGTCTGCAGCATCCATCGCGTGGGTTGCAACGGGACGTTTGGGCATCCTTTGCTGCAAGACGAGATCGAGCATAACGGGCAGGGCGGAGGGGTGTGTATCTTGAGCCATGACACCCGCTTCTTTGAGCGCGTAACGGTAGATGTCCTCTGCGCTATCCATACCGATCACTTCACCAACGAGAGGGCGGACGGCGGTTCGGGCGACCATAGCCGCGCTATGACGTTGCCGCTCTGCTGTAATCGCAGCCTGAACGGCGCTATCGACGGCCATTTTCACGTTGATAGCCCTGTCTTGTGCGCCTTTCTTTTTGTCATCTTCTTCCTCGTCCTCCGCGCCATCGTCATCATCTTCCGCCTTCTTGGTTGGCTCTTCATCCTCGGCTTTCTTGTCGTCCTCATCTTCGGACTTTTTGTCTTTGTCCTCTTCGTCTTCCGCTTTTTTCTTGTTGTCTGGGTCTTCATCCAGCCCCATGACTTTCAGAATGTCGTCAGGGGTTGAGTCCATGCCGATCTTTCCGCTCTTGATGGCTTCTGCCAGAGCGGAGGCCGAGCGTGCGTTGTCGTTGCGGCTTTTTATTGCCATTTCAATTTCCTCATTATGTGGGAGTGTGAGTGCGCTATCGCCGATAATGGCCGTGGTGACGCGGGGTTTTTCAACGAGTGCGAGATGGTTGAACCGGATATCCACCATTTTCAGCGTGTAGGGCTGACCGTTGATCGACCCGCTTTCTGGCACGGCGCGGTAGGCATATCCGGCTGAAACAGATTTCTTCGTGCCGTCTTCGATGCGCTTGATGGCATCGCCATCCCACACCGAAAGCTGTCCAATCAGGTTTGGGGCTTCAAACGAGCAGTTATTAACGGAGCCAACCGTGATTTCGCGCGGGTGATCATCAGCGCTAACGGGCTGGTGGATTTCAATGAGCGGTTTGCCATTCATGGAACTGGCCGCTTTGGCGAGTTCGTCTGCATCCCGGTAGAGCCAGTAAAGCGTATTATCATCAAGTCCGAGCGCCTTACTGCCGGGTATTTCACGTCCGTAATAGGGCGAGACGACAGCGGCGCTTACGATGCAGCGATCAACGAATAGATGGCCGTCATCGTCGATGCGTCTCACCGATCGGTCGAGCGCGATTGTGATATTGTCTTGCATGGTTATTCATCAAATCCCGGTATGATCGTGCGCCAGTAACAGCGGCAGTTGATGGCCTCGCCGGGAAAGATGCGCTCGCCATCGATTAGTGCGCCCTCATCAAGTCGAAAGCGCAACTTGTCGTTTCCCGCTTTGACGTGAGAGGGGCGAGGGTATTTGCCAGCCGTTGAGTGGATCCAGATCGCTTCTTTCAATCCGAGATCCATCTGACGCTTGCGGTTTATGGTGGCCGTTGCCTTGTTGTTCTGATCACGCGCAATAAGAGCGGCGCGGCGGCGTGAAATGCCGTATCGTTTTTGCAACTCACTCGATAGCGTCCCTAAATCACGACCCGCCATTGCCGATTGCATGACAAGCGTGTTGACCTCAGCCATATATTGTTGGGGGATGGATTTAATAAGCTGCACGTTCTCATTGATGGAGAGTTGCGCGGCTTCACGCACGGATTGGGACGGGTTGAACTTCACGGTGAAGCCGGACTTTTTCAGCGCGTCTTTGAGGTTTGCTTGTGTGTGATGATCAGCACGTCTGACAAAGTCTTCGGCGATATCCTCAGCTCGTTTGTCGAACCGTTTGACCCATTGGCTGGTCAGGTGCTCCATGATCTTGCGGAGGATTTTACTGACGCTGATATCAAAAGCCATGTCCTGCGCTGGCACAACCTGGCTTTCAATCTTCCGATAGTTTGCCCGCAGCCAGTAAAGCGTGCTGTCGTGCATATCATCGATAAGACGCATCAGATCACGGTAGTAAGCCGCTTGAATGGCAGCACTTGGACGCACGGGTCTAAGTAATAACCCGCGCTTTTTGTTCTGCCGTATCTTCATGAGGCTTACTCTTGTTCTTCACCTCGACTGATGAGGCTGTCCAGTTGGCCGTCCTCTGGCCCTTCTGGGGGTTCAGGCGGTGGCCCGGTAAGATCAATGTTTCGGTAAATACTGTGCGCGTCTGTTGCTTGACGTTCACGGGCTTCTTCGGGTGAGGTAATGCCCGCCGCTACGAGGACAGCATCTTCATCCGCTTTGATTTTCTCAATATCGGCAGCCTGTTTTTCGTCCATCTGCCACAGATGAATGAACTCAAACTCGATATCGGGGTCAATCTCGCCCCAGAGGTTGAGTTGAGCCAGTTGAATGATCTTCTCAAGGTTGGGGCGGATATGCGCTTCTTGGAAGGCGGCAATCTCGTCGTAGAACACCCGTATTTCGCCGTCTGATGAGGCGTTTAGTCCTGTCGGCTGTATCCCGAACATTTTCACGAGAGGGATACCTGAGACAGACGCCATCGCTTCCTGCGCTTGAGCAAGGAGTTTATCGAGGTCAGTCAGCGGTGTAGCGACAACCTTCACATCCTCAACGTTTTTATCGGCAACGATGGTTCTTTGACCTTGTGAGAGGTCATTCATCATCGTAGCGCGACCGGCAAGGCTCCCAACGTTGATATCGTTGTAATCCCCTCTAGAATATTGCTCTGTCGTGATCTCAGTTTGCATGTTCCCGTACATATCGGTCAGCAACACAAGGTTCGACGAATTGCGAACAATAGAGGAGACGCTGTTTCTTATTCCTAGAAAGTTATGCACATACGGACGCAAAAGCTGCGTCAGCGACTGGCCTCCAAAGTTAAAGGACGGCATGAGGATTTGCGAAACAGGGAAGGGCACCATCTGCAACAGGCGAGATTGGTCAATCAAAACGCCTTGCAGCCACCAGTTCCGGGGTTTGTAATAGTCTGGGTGCAGGTTGTTGTCGGAGTTGTATTGGTTGGGAGCCATCCACACAGGCTCGAGGTTTTCCAGCCGTTCGACAGAGCCAGTTTTGACGCCGTACTGATTGATCTTAAGCGGCTCTGATTGTCCCTCTGTCGTGAGAGGGCGGCCTTTCATGCCAATCCAGATGTGACCAATGCCGAACTTGAGAGCGTGCTCGACTTGTGTGTGAAAGACCTGACGCACCCGCAGGCGCTTTAATTCTTCTTCCAGTTCTTTAATCCGCTGAGCGCCTCTTTTATTCTGCGCTGCGTCTTTTCCGCTTTTAACGGAATTAAAGCGTATCCATTCGCGGGTGGCTTCTTTGGCAATGACCTCACAGGGTTTGCGGTATTCGAAGCGTTGCGCCATTTCAGCGAGTTGCTGATAGCCTGCAAAGGTCAGACCGTCCTCGTAAAGGCTTTTGGCAATCTGGAAGTTATTGGCTCCCCAACCGCCTGTAAAGTCAGGTGAGGGGCCATATTCGGCGCTATCCATGGCAAGGTGAGGAGGAGCCTCGCCAATCACACCTTGGGGTGGTTCATACGGCTTGATGCTGTTCATCACCGTGACGTAATCAGAGCGCAGTTGATCGGCCGCCCCATACTGGAAAGGCCGCGGCTTCTCTTTGGCAGGAGATCGCACGTTATGCGCCCGAGGCAGGTTCACTCGTGGCTCGATACGTCCGCGTTGTGGGCGCGTCTGAGCGGTGCGGGTGAACCAGTTTTTCATCGTAGGACTCTGTTTGGACTATAACGGCTGAAATCAGGGCGGCGGCGTTTATTGCGGATAATCGGGTTGAGGGCATAGCGAAGCGCATCAATCCCGTGGTTCCACTTATCCTCGATCTTGGGCAGAATATCGCCAGATCGCTTATCCACGACATAGGAGTACATGCGGAACTCTTTGGCGAGGTTTACGCAGCGTGGATGAACGACAATCTTGGTAAAGGCTTTGAGACGCTCCACGCCGTCTTCAACACTTCCCGGCCATTTATCAACGGCAGAGATGCGAAAACGAAAACGGTTTGCCATATAGCTGATCGTTTCAGGTCGGGAGCTATCGGCAAGGATGGGCCAGTCTCTTGAACCTTGGATCCGGTCAAACAATTCTGGCAGTTCATCCATTTCCACGCCATGGCCGAACGCTTCATAGTCGATGTAGAGAATATCATCGCTGATGAAGCATCGAACCAGCGCTGTAGGGTCTTGTGAGAAGCCCCAGTCAGCCCCGAAATAGAACCGTGCATCGTAAGGCGTTTCAAACTCTTCCACCACCACACGGTTCTTGAAGATTACCGCCTCACTGATCGTGCGACATTCACCTTCCCAGATGTGGTCGTATTTCTCCGGGTCGGATTTAAGAAGGCGGAGGCGTTCATCATTTAGTTCTGCGGGGAACCACGGATTATCCTGCCAGTTGACCTTACGAACGAGCGCTTTTGCGTCGTCTTGCAAGGACAGCATCAGCTTGTGAACAGGATCGTCGTCATTCTCTGGGTTGTACGTAAACCATATTTCAGATCCCGCTTTACGAATGGTCGGGACAAGCAATTCCAGCGAGTGAGCGCTGGTCGTTTGCGCTTCCTCAACCCAGCAAATATCGATACCTTCGGTTGATTTAATCCCCTGGGCATTGCGGGCTAGCCCTTTGAAGAGAAACTCGGAGCCTACGCTGGAGCGAATAGACGTGTCTGTAATATCAAACCAACGCGAAAGGCCGAGTTCGTCGATCTGGTCAGCCAGTAGCTTTTTAGAACTGTCTGCAATGCTGTTTTGAAACTCACGGCAGCACAGAACGCGAATGGGCTTGGACACAGCGAGTGCCACTAAAACACGCGCCACCGTCCATGATTTACTCGACCCGCGCCCGCCGTACCAAATGCGGTATCGGTAGTATTGTTCAAAATCACCAAAGACGGGGGGGATATCAATCAGTATTTGATTGGTCATTCGGTTGACTCATTCTCAAAATCAAGGTTGGCGAGGCGAGGGCGGCACCATTCGCTCCCGTGTGTTCGGTCGTGATTTTGTCGCCGTATTGTTTGGGAGCGCGTCGCGCCATAATCCATTTGAGCGTGTCGCACCGAACACGGGCAATGGCTGGATCAGGGTTGTTCATTTCCTGCAAGAGCCTGTCCTCAAACGCGTCAGCCGCACATGCGCGTGCGTGCGCGTACTGCGCTATCGTGTAACTGTCTTTTTGGGAATAACGTCGTATCGTTTCCCATACTGGCATTCCGTCGCGCTCCGAGATTGACCGAAGCGTCTCGCCTTCTGAGATCAATTTTAGAATTTCTACCCAAAGACTTTCCGTTATTGTAACGGGGGATGCCCGTTTTTTAACTGCTTTAGCCATTAGAACACCTGACTGCGAATTTTCGTAAGTTTTTTGCCGGGATACTGCGATTTGAGGAGATTAATCGCGGCTCGGCGTGTCTTGTTGGGACAAAAGCCAGCCGTGTCACACCATGAGACGCGCGAGTGAAACCAAGCGCCGTTTTCTGCGGTAAGGAACTGAATGGCTTGGTCACGTTCTGTTCGTGTGAGCTTAGAGGAGTCACATGCGCCATCTGGCCGCACACAATCCTCAAACGCACGCAGAATAACCGCGCGTGCGAGATCACGTTCGGGGAAAAAGAGGTTCATATTGTGGGGAGTTCTTGACGTGCGCGAGGCGCAGTAATCCAAATTTAAGAATTACATATCAAGAATTGCCGACAGGTACAAGCTTTTTTTGTTTTACCCGTTCTTGGGCTTGCTCACGATAAAAGGCGGTCAGCATTTGGAGCGCCATTGCACATTGAGCGGAGGTCTTTGCGCGGGCTTGAGTGGACGCAACATCTGGGAAAAGCTTCTCTCCCATTGCGGAGAAGGAGAGGCCATTTACGAGCATCATCTCTAATCGGAGATGCACGCATAAACCAAAGCGCTCACGGCATAGAGAAATCCGTTCCGCCGCTTTGCCGCGACTGATCGCAAACGTATGCACATCGCCACGAATATAGTCGCTGTCCTTGCTCTCATGAAGCGCGTCTGCATAGCCACTGGTGAAAAGGATATAGTCACTATACCAACGCTCAGCAGATGTGACGTCCTCGCTTGTAATATCGCCTGATTGTTCGAGTGCTTTAAGCGTATTGACCTTTACGCGCTTTTTGCCGCAAGTTTCGTAGTCCGGCTTAGCTGTGCGTTCAGGGGTAGGGGAAACATCCTCGGCAAAAGCAGGGATGAAGCGCCGTTTTTTTGTCTCCATCGGCGTAGACATTTTACGGAGTGTGGCGCCGTCAACAGGGCGGTATTTCTTGGCTTTTGGCATAGTTCGAGTTTAGACGAACTTTTTGGAGGGTACAAGGGGATGGATTTGTATATTGGAGTATGAATATAATAAATAAGTTTTTTTAATTGAGGCGTATTTTATGAAATATAAAGTTAAATCGGGAGATACATTAAGTAAAATTGCAAAACATTTTCATGTTAGTTGGCGTATAATTGCAAAAAAGAATAACATTTTAACCTCAAATCTTATTCATATCGATGATTTTCTCGATATCCCATTATTACATACTCATACTCATACTCATACTCATACTCATACTCATACTCATACTCATACTCATACTCATACTCATACTCATTTGAAAAATGTACAATTGAATAATTCAGTTCAAGATACAGTAAGTGGGCCTATTAAATTAGGGGATCTCTCAATGCGTTATGAAACGGGTTATAGTCCTGGGCAAGAGCATTTGGCTGCAGGACGTGTTTCTACAGGCATAGGTGATGCAGGTGGAGTATCTTATGGAGCGTATCAACTTAATAGTAAAGCCGGAGATAAAGTGAGAGATTTTCTCTCTAATGAGGGGGCATTATGGCAAGCTCAGTTTAATGGATTGGATGAGACTATTTCTGGTGGGGATTTTGAAAAAAAATGGAAACAGATTGCTGATATTTCACCAGTAGCTTTTTTTCGAGCGCAACATGAATATATTAAAAGAACAAATTATGGTATGACTGTAAGTCGTGTTGAAAAAAATACGGGCATTAATTTAGATACTTTTTCTATAGCAGTAAGAAATGTCGTTTGGTCAGTGTCAGTACAGCATGGTGGGGCTCATAAAATATTAGAAAGGGCACTTCATGATTTAAATAAACAAGATTTTTTACTTAAGGGAAACTTATTAAATAATTCACCTGATATGAGTGGGTCGTTTTGGCAGTTTAATCCAGACCGAGACTTTAAAGAATATATTTTTCAAAATGAGATGAAAAGTTTAGATCGTGATTTGATTAAAGCTATATACAAGGAAAGGAAAAAATATCTGCATACTGATACAAAAATGTCACCGAATAGTATAATGGATAACGAGCACCGATATAACAAAGAACTTCCTGATGCGTTAGCAGAGTTGGATCGATCATGAAAACACTATCGTTTATAACCACTTTAGCTTTATCAACTAGCATTTGTTTTGCGTCAGACTTTGAACAGTGTCGCAAACAAGCGGACTCTGTTGATCCTCAAATAATCGATTGCCAAGATCAAGAAATGGCAAGAGAAGACGCAGCAATTAATAAATTATATCAGCAAATATTAGAAAAACTAAAAAGCCAACCAAAAGCTGTTTCTACAATGAAAGACGCTGAACGTGCATGGATAAAGTATCGTGAAGCTAATTGTGGGCTTATCTCTGTGGTCTTTGGTGATGCTTCGGCAGATCATATCAATAAAAATGATTGTTTTATAGATATGACATCTACTCGCATTAAAGAACTTGAGAAATGGAACACTTCAAGGACTGTTAACGAGGAATAATCTACTCTAAACCTCACAAGAACCCCACCTCCGGCTTTCCAGCATGCCCGTGTTCGAACACGAACCACGCATTCTGGTTAGTCATCTGTTTCGAGGGTAAGTGGGTATCATCACTTTTCTTTGCGCTGCATTGTCCCCGCCATGAACAATGCCACACACCATCCGAATAATGTCCAACCTAAAAGGAGATTAATAAAAGCAACCATTCCAATATTCTCATTGCCGCGCTTCACGGCAAATATGGTCGGTAGCATGTATATATATAAAAAAATAATACCAAATATTATTAATATTAGTAAAAAAATTATATGAAATGGACTTAAATCGGCTTTTTTTGTTGATGTGTCTGTTTTATATCCGCTTATATTTGATGAATTTAATTCGTTATTTATTTGTCGATCTTCATTATTACCATTACCATTTAATATACCTGCATCGTCATCCGAAATAAACCCGTTAACGAGCGGGCGGTTATTGACGCGCTGCCATGTTTCTATGGCCTGACGAACGGATGAGCCGTAAACACCGTCTATTTTTGTATTTGACGGCAAGAAACCTAATTCTGCCAACCTCTTCTGCAACGCGATATGCTCATCAATCGGTCTATTCGCCTCTTCTAGAGCAGGGCCGCTTAAACGTTGTTTATATTTTTCAGTCAGCTTTTCTGTTTCGTTTTGAAAGCAGGTGGGGTCAACGTCTTGCCGTCCGTTTGTATCTGGAGCCCCCTGCAAACATTGAGCATTGCTTTTCTGGTCTTCGATAACTTCTTTTTTCAATGATTGCCAACCAGCGCGTCCTACTTGTTGACGTAGTGCATAATATGTTTGATCGAAGATAAGCTCCTGCTTGGCGGAATCGCTATCGTCGCACAGTAGATGGGCGATACTATTACTTGGAGAAACTCTAGAACATTCAAAGTCAGGATGATAAGTCTGCGCTGTTGCGTGAAAAGCTATAAACAACGGAAATAAAGCAATCAGACTAACTTTGTTCATTCTTAATATCCCTTCGGGGGTTATTAAGGCAGGAAAATGGCAAAGGTCAATCTTTACTTGCTTCCAGTCCTTTTTGAATTAGACGGCGAACTGCTTCGGCGCGGGGAATATTATGTTTTTCTGCCCATTTATCAAGTTGACCTAGCAAAGGCTGCTGAACCCTTGAGCGAACTTCTTCGCTTTCAACTTTTGGGCGACCCATTTTTTTACGCGTATTAAGTATTGACATACATACTATATACGCGCATATAGTTCGAGCGGCAACAGGAAATCCTACCTTCCTGCTCCGCTCTAACTATCAGCAAGGGAGAATACCCCATGCCAACAGCTAATATGCTTGTTAGCACACTTCCAAATAATCTCGCTATGTCCAGTTTAGAAATTGCGGCACTTACTGGCAAAAAACATCTGCATGTCATTCGCGACATTAAAAAAATGATCTCAGATTTATATGATAGAGACGCTACAAATTTGGACAATAGAATAGATCCCCCAAGTTTGGGGAATCTACATAAAATAGATGATCCAAATATGGATCATCCCAAAATTCAAGGAATTACCGTCACAAAAGACAAGCGAGGCTATATCTCCCGCATTGATCTCGACTATAGCCACACCATCACATTAGTAACTGGGTACGATACAAAAGCGCGGAAGAAAGTCGTCGATCGTTGGATGGCGCTTGAAGCGAAAGAGCAATCCACGCCTACTATCAAACCATCCCCTCGCAAGCGCAAACCAGCCTTTGATGTTGCCTTCAAACGTTTACTCAACGTTGCGGAACTACTGCCAACGCTTGACGCCAATCAAAAGCGCCTGAAAGCAGCGCGTGGAACGTATGAACTGACTGGCGTTAATCCGCTTGAGCTTCTTGGTGAAACATCGCTCCCTGCACCTACGAATGAGAACTACCTCACTCCAACGGAGATTGGCACGCATATCGGCTTATCAGGCCAGCGCATTAATCAAGTTCTCATTGAGCAAGGCTACCAGATACGAGTTAAAGGATCATCGACGGGCAGTTCTTACGAGCCGACCGAGAAAGGCAAGGACGTCAGTCGGTTCTTTGACACCACGCGCACGAATGGGAAAGGCTCCCAGCAGCAGCTTAAATGGTCGAACCAGATGGTATCTGTTCTGCGCCCTTTCGCACCTCGCAAGGAGAAAGTGTCATGAGCGCTTTGGCATTAGCGGGAACAGCTGGCTCGCGCAATCACCTCAAACGCATTGACCACATGGGGCTTTATCCTGAGGTGCGTCGTGGGGATTATGTGATCTGGCAGGACGTTGCGGGCTTTGTTGAAGAAGGGCTTTATGTCACTCACGTTGGGGACATAGAGCAAGTCTATCTCGTGCAGAACTGCGCCGGACGACTGCGCTTGCTTTGGCCGGAGCGCGACATTGACCCTGAGACGAGACGCCTCAAGCCTGATGCCAAACCGCAGGAATGTTCTCCGTCTGAATTTGCGTCCTGCTGCCGAGGATTTGTCGTCGCCTCCGTAAAGATGCACCATGAAGCGGCCTTTCTTGGGCGAGAGACACTGAAAACGCCCGTCTTTCGATCGCCTCGAAAAACACTTCACCACGCTTAAACATGAGCCGTCCTTCGGGGCGGCTTTTTTTGATATAGACGAATCAAAAATATAAAACTATTTGTAAAAAAACTATAGGGGGATGTTGTTGTGACTGAAACAAAAATTCAAGCTGCTGAAAGCAAATCTCAAGAAAATAGTAGCTTTTATGATATTGTTTTTAGTATTTTTACTAATTTAACAATTATTTCCCTTTTCTTTAAGGCTGCCGACACATCATTTAAGATGTCGGATAAAGAATTTTCCCACTACTTCCCGGGGGTAAAACTAGAATGCCTCCCTCTAATTCATTATAGTTTGACAATTTTTCTGATAATTATAGTTTTATTTTTGAATGTCACATTATTTTTAAAATTAATAATGATTTTAGTAAAAGCCTATAAACATAAAGTAACCAACAAGATTAGATTTTTTGGTTTTTTTATTTCGATAATATTAACTGATTTTATTATTATCGCAATGCTTTTCTCAATGGCATATATGGGGATGATATAATAGGAAAAATCTAACCATACCTCCACGCCGGCTGGCTCGACATACCAGTCCTCGGCGTTCCTCTCGTAGCCTGACGCTCTCATGTTCAAACCCTTCAACTAATTCGACTAAAATCGAACATACGCTCTAATGCCATTTTAAATCCGCCTGACGTTTCTACGCTACGATCTATGCAGACAAACTTTTCATCGCGTTCTACGCTAAAATTTACCGCCTTAGCGTTGATGTCTGAAACGATGTCGCGTCCCCATTCTCCGATATCGGCTCCGTGACGCATCTGGGAGCGAGCACAGGCCGCGTTCCAGTTCTTGGGAGGGACGAGATCCATTTGCGCGGCATCGACACATTCGGGCCAAACGTCATTTTCTGGCAGATTATCAACGATTTCCATGACTTTCACCCTACCATATCCGGCACTTCGGTACCAGCGGAAAAGTTGGTTTTTCTTGGATTTTCTGCGATTTTTTCTTCTCGAACGCTCCCTCTGAGTGCCGCACTTTTCCGATCTTGCTCAGCGTCAACGGCTTGGAGTTCTTCGCGCAGCTTGGCGAGCACAGCCTTGCGTCGTGCGATTTCTGCCGCATCGAGTTTCGTTGGCTCGGGTTCGGGGGGTGTTTCAGCAATGGCAAGGAGGTTTTTCAGAATAGCCACTTCATCGCGCAGCTTTTGCCCGAACGTGTCGAGGTGATTGAAAAGTTCAGCCGGGGACGGCCAGAACGAACCAACAGCTACGCCATTGCGTCGTGGCTGCCGAACCCAAGCAAGGCGGCTCTCAGGTGTCCATGCGGCATCTGGAATGTCGGAGCAGACCTCGCAAAAGATTTGGAGAATTGCTCCATTGGGCTCTGGTGGGTTCGTAACCATGGGCGCAAGTCTTGCCAGCCATGATTTGATTTTTTCCGGGTCTGCTGGGGCTAAGGCTCGTTCCGAGATTGCCAACTGCTGGCGAAGGGCTCTGACGCGGTCTGGTGTGATATCCCGTTTCCAGACGGCGAAGTGATCGCGTTTGAGCGCGATGAGATCAGCAACATCTCCCGAAGGGGCCGAATAGGCGGGGCGGCTTACGGCATTGCTGCGGCGTGTAATCGCTTGGCTCATGGTCAGCATCCCTCCACCATCACACCGCGTTGCCAAGCGGCGGCGTTTTGCTCACGGGTTGTTTGTCGGCTTGAGGTGCGGCTCGGGTAAATGCTTCTGTCGCGCCGAACCCAGTTGCGCCACGTTGCGTCCCAATCGAGTTTCGTGCCCTTAGCTCCTTAGACCCCGTGCCAGTAGTCGCGGAATGTCTCAGCCGTTTGCTCTGGGTCAACCTGATTATCAACCGCGAATTGGATTAATTCCTCAGACGGCCACCAATCGTCAGGCAATCGACAGCCGCGTTTTGACTTCGGCTTGGTAGCTTCAGCGGGCGCGGGAAGATTTTCGTTTCGAAAATCGCCCTCTCTCTCAATATCTGAACGCAGTGAAGATATATCTGCTTCTGCTTCTGCTTCTGCTTCTGCTTCTGCTTTTATCCGCGTGGAGCTTAACCCCTTTGTGCAATCTAGGTTAACCGGGGGGTTAACCCCTTCTTGCGTGTTGGGGTTAAGGGGTGGGTTAACCCCACTTTCTTCGGATAGGTTAACCCCTTGCTTTTTGCTAGGTTTTCTCTTGCGTTTTAGAGCAGGGTTCCCACCTTTTTTTCCGTTGTTATAAGCTTCTTCACTAGCAGTTTTTTCACGTACCATGCGTCGTGAAAAAATCACTCCATCATCCGTTTTTGAAAAAACTCCCGCTTCTTCTAACTCACTAATTGCGCTTGAAACTTCGTCAGAAGTCGCGCCAAAAATAACAGCCATTTGTCGAATTGTTGGTTGCTTTCCATTTACAAGCAGGTGTCCTTGTGGATTAGCGTCATGCATCAAACACAGCATATCCATCCACAATCCGCGCGCCGCAATCGAGCACATGCGCAAGGCTGGATCGCGTTGCCAGTCTTGCCACCAGAACTTGCCCCATTGTCTTGCGCTCATGCCATCACCTCCGCACGCAGAGGCACACCACACGACTTCAGGTGGTTATGCACGTCTTCAACCGAGCGACAGATGGCCACGGGATGGCCTGTCCGCTCTAGGATTGGAAATAATATCCTCTGGCTGGAATGGATCTTCCCATCGGATGTTTTCAATTCGATGAAATGCATCCGGCCATTCCACAGAACCATCATGTCAGGCGTTCCAGCAAGGCACCCACGCGCCTTGCGACGCGCTCCTTCCTGTCTGCCATTATTCCGGTTCTCAATGCTCATCGCGAGCGCATCCGTGGGGAGGCTGTAATTGAGAAACCTCCACACTGAGGCATGCAGACGATCTTCTGTTCTGTTCATACTCACACCCCCAAGGCGCGGCGGTAAATGTCGAAAAGGGTTTCTTCCTCCTCAACTTGTGCCGGGTCTTTTTTGCGAAGTGAGATGATCTGCTTGATGATTTTCACATCAAATCCAGCCGATTTCGCCTCGGAGAAGATGTCTTTAATGTCCCCGGATAGGGCTTTCTTTTCTTCTTCCAAACGTTCCACGCGCTCAATAATCGAGCGCAGACGATCCGCTGCAATTCCACCCTCTGCTACGCCTGAATTGTGGCCCGTCATGTCGATTGAATGGCTCATGTCAGTTCTCCTGATTCTGTAATTGATGCGATGAAAGTTTCGATGAAGATTGCTGCGACTTGCGGGACGATGGCATTGCCATAACCGCGCAATCGTCCCACTCTGGCGGGTATCCCATCAGCCAACGGCTGTGTGCTGGGTTCAACCGCCCTGAACTTGCCATCGCGGCATCCAATCCAGTCAGGATTTGTCCAGAATGTGTTATCCTGACTTCTCCTGGATGATTGCTCCACCCTTCCAAAGAGGTCATTCTCGCAACCATCGCTACCCCAATTTCTCTCCCCAATTCCATTCGCCTTTCTATTGCTTTGGGGGTTGCATCCAGTTTGTCTCCATCTCGCGCTAGAGGGGTCGGCCACGCCGCTAATTGAGTCGCCATATTTAAAGTTTTGTTTTGTGCAAATGTGTTGTATTTTTCGCCGCGATTGGCATCTGTCATCGTTGGTGTCGGCCAGCCTGACAGCACCGAAAAACAAACGTTTTCTAAGGTGCGGCGCGCCGACGCTACAAGCTGGCAAAACTGCCGCCCCGCAGGCGTATCCGAAACTTTCCAGCGCATTGAATAAATCGTCGATCCATCCGTGCTTAATCGCTGCTTCAACCTGCTCTCCAAAGATGATTGGAGGGCAATGCTCTTTGATGAGATCGAGCCATATTGGCGCAAGGTGCCGCTCGTCGCTCTGTCCTTTTTGTCGTCCGGCAACAGAGAATGGTTGGCATGGCGGCGATCCAGTCCAGCAGGCAAGCTCGCTATATCCTGCGAGTTTAAGCGCGCAAGGCCATCCTCCAATTCCTGCGAAAAAATGGCACTGTTCGTATCCGCGCAAATCGTCGGGCCGAACATCTCGAATTGACCGGGTATCGATGTGCCCGGTGGGCAGATGATGTCGTTTGCCAAGTTCTGAGAGCCATGCGGCTGTTGGTTTGTCCCATTCGTTGTAGTAAACACGCATCAACCCTCCAAAAATTCATAATGAGTGGTCACAACACGGCGCAGGCCAGCGGCTCTGAGGACAGCCTCACTAAACTTGCGGCCATTACGTGCATGAAGTTGGTGATTGAGTGTTTTCTTGCTGAGGTCGTTCTGGACACAAAAGGCTGTTTGGCCTCCAGCTTTTTCTACAGCTTTGGAGACGATGGCATACACATCAATCTCAGAGAGAGAATTGCGTATCATTTCAGCAACTCCTCTCGTGCAGCCTTGAGGGCGCGTTCCATCTTGTCTTGCCATTTTTCCCAGTGAAACCAAGAAATATGCAGGTAAAGAAGCTGGCAAGATGGAGGAGGGCCAGCTTCACATTTCACCCAATAAAAAGGGCGTTTAATTCTGATTTTAAACCAGGGCATTGCTTGTTCCTCGTGCGCTCTGGCGTTCGTGAACCAGACGCAAAACTTCTTCTCGAAGCGTTTCAGATGAGGCCATCAGTTCAATTAGTGCCTCCGCATCCGGTGCGTTGAGACCTGACAGCCAGTTTCGGGCGGCGCGAGGGCTTTTCATGGCCGCGCGCGCTAACATTTCGGGTCCGCTGCGAAGGTGCGTAAATTCGCGTTTAATCGCAGCTAGAAGGCGCTCACGAACAAGCTGCGAGGATGATGCAGCACTCATTCGCGGAAACTTTCGGTCATTTTTTGGCAACATTCGGTCAATAATTGCCCGATTATTTCCCATCGTTTTCCTCCATACTCAGTCGTGTCACAGAACAGAGTCGAAGGAAGGGTGATGGGAAAAGAAGGAGCGCGACCACCAAAGCTCCCCAAACGAGGGCCGGAGTTAGATGAACCCGTGTTGGCGCGCGGGCTCATCTTACAGGCACGGCTCTGGGCAACATTGCATCCTACAATGTGCCAAGAGGTGCGCGACCATATCGCGTTGCGCGTCATCGAGGAGTTGGGGGCTGCCATGGATTAAGCTCTATATCTCGCGGGCTGCGGCATCGGCTCCGAGCAGATCACACCCCATGTCAGGGGATGTCCTGGAGGGAGTGGTTCCGCCCCACATAAAGAGCGCTGTGAGATCGGTTTGGATGGGGCAGGTTTACGCATCCATTCCGACCGATCCGGGCCTCTACGCTTTGATGAGATGTAACACTGGATAGTTTTTTCATGGATGCCAACAGACCGAGAAATCTCAGCCGTAGGCGCTCCGTTCACGTACATTTCTTGGATACGAGGGCTTAGTTTGCTCCAATTAATGTTTTTCATCTTTTGCCTTTTGACAGGCTCAAAGAAATACCCTTTCTCCCTTAATTTTTTCATTCGATCGGCAAGAGTATTTACGGTTGTCTTTAATTCGATCGCGATGTTTTCAAGTGATAGGCCCTTCTTTCGGAGGGCGTTCACAGCATCAACCCACGCTTGTGTTTCGGAGTATGTCTTTTTCATAACGGCGCTCCTAGAACGGGATTTCATCATCGAGAGGGTCAGCATTACGGCTAGGGGCGGCGTTATTCGCTCCGTAGCGACTGTCCTGATAAGACGTGTTCTGTTGCTGCCTTTGAGGGCTATCCAGCATTACGAGAACGCCGTTGAAACTCTCCAGCGTCACCTCCGTCGTGTAGCGTTCTTGCCCCGACTGATCCGTCCATTTGCGTGTGCGAAGAGCGCCCTCGATGTAAACGTTGCTGCCTTTGCGAAGGAACCGATCCGCCACGTCTGCGAGGCCTTCATTGAAGATCACCACGCGATGCCATTCGGTTTTTTCCCGCTTCTCTCCTGTTTGCTTGTCTTTCCAATTCTCACTCGTGGCGATCGTCAGATTAACAATCTGCTTCCCAGACTGCGTGTTCCGCGTCTCTGGATCACGCCCCAGTCGACCAATGAGCATCACTTTATTGACCGAACCCGCCATTATTCGCCTCCCCAACGTCGAGAGGACACAACAATCGGAGCCAGAACGAGCATTTCAAACAGCAAAATGAGCGCACTAAATGCGAGGAAAGCTTCGAAGGTAGACGATTTAAGCATTGTGATTTCCCCCTTCTTGAGAAGCGGGATTACCCTTCGTGCGAGGGTCGGCTGCAACCGAGTCCTCGCGAGTATGATCAACTGAACAAGAGGATGAAACCGATGACTGATGATTCTCCAACCATGAAAGTAAAACTTCTTTCTTTACGTCGGCAGGGTGAAGATCTTCCCCAAGGCCAAGCAGAAGCGATTTTATCTCTTCACGGACAGTTTGAAGGCGTTGAGTGGTCAGCGCAGCATGTAGTCCGCTTTCCTGAAGCAATACTTCAAGAGCAGCTTCCACACGGGATGAGTAGTCTGACCCGAAGAATTGCTCGACTACAGTTCTTAACGTATCACCGGATGTTCGAATTAAATGTAGGGATTGAGTATTCTTGATAACCCAGCCGTTCGCTAAGGCTACGCAATCAAAGCGTTCTATTAGTTCTTCAGGGCTGGAGATAAACTCAGGAGATGGGGTGTTACGCATGAGCCGCCTCCTTCCGACTGGTAGGGCGGGGGCGGAGAGTATGTGCAATCAGGCTCTCTGACGAAATCTGACGGATGAAATCAAAAACCCTATCACGAGTAGAGCTTCTTAACTCTCTCCCGTTTCTCAAATCAGATACGAGCCTTGGATCGCCAATGGATTTCATTCCGAATGCTGTGGGCGTGATGTTCTCGCGGGCTAAAATAGCCTCCACGATAGGCAACACTGGATCGTGTTTGTGCTCCATAAATAGGAATGTAATAGGAAATATCTTAATTTGCAATAGGATATTTCATATTGGATATTTCCTATTATCTCGGATAAATAGAAAATATGAATTTACTTGATAAGCCGCGTGAAATCCTTTTGAGGCTCATAAAAGAGCATAACACCGATCTAAAAACTGTTTCGGAGCAGGTCGGTAAAAATGCGGCATATCTTCAACAATATATTACGCGTGGTTCACCAAAGACCCTTCATGAGGATACGCGTGATAGGCTTTCTGAAATATTTAACGTCCATCCAGATATATTTAGGTACGGCGAGGAAGGGGAGAGCCTTCCTATTCCATCAAAGCCTTCCAACGTTGGTTCTCTAAACCTACAGATACCGGAACTCGATATTTCTCCCCAAGCAGGCAGCGGCGCTATTATCTCAGATATCGTTGAACACCAGCAGCCAGTTGATCATTGGAGTTTCCCTAAGTCGCTTGTTGGGGCTTTCGTAACTGACCCGTCGAAACTGGCGATTATCCGCGTGGCCGGGGATAGTATGGAGCCAGATTACGTTGCTGGTGACCGAATACTCGTTGATACAGGGCACGTTATTCCATCTCCAGCAGGAGTGTACGTTTTGTGGGATGGGTTAGGCGTTGTCTTAAAGCGCGTTGAAATTGTGATGGGTTCTGATCCTAAAAGAATTAGGATTATGAGCATTAACCCAGCTTACCCTGCTTATGAACTTCTTCTTGATGAAGTGAAAATTAACGGGCGCGTAGTCGGGAAGTGGAATTGGAAGTGAGAATAAACAAATGAGCGATGATAAAGTAAGAATAGGTGGACCTGTTTACGAGCGTAACGCTTATAAAAAAATAGAAATTTTTAATAAGTGGATGGAAATTAAGGGTATTAAGAATGAGTGTCCAGAATGTCGAGGAAAACAATTTAGCCTTATGGGGAAAGATGATGCAAGTACGGTGCTAACTGTAGATAATAAAGTTGAATTTTATGCGACCTATAGCCTAGCGTGTGCTAACTGTGGTTATATAAAAAGTTTTGTGGCTAGCATGATAGAAGAAGGGATTAAGCAGGAAGAGAGCGGCGAACATGAGTGATGAGGTAAAAAATCCATCAAATGTTATACATTTAAATGATTCATTAATTACTACATCTAGGTATAAGGAAAAAGAAACAATTTCAGGTGATGGAGGAGGCGGTGGAATGAGTGACTTACCACGGCGAGTTGGAGTCTTGGAGACTAAGATGGATAAAGTTCAGGAGACACTTTCATCCATCCAGGTGATACTCGCAAAAATAGAGATTAAATTAGAAAATAATGTAGCGACTAAAGATGATTTAATGTCTGTAAGACACGACCTGTCAAAAGATATTTTAGGCACGAAGGCAGATATTTCGTATTTAAAAGGGCGTGTTGAAAGGCTTCCAACTACTGGCACAGTTGTAGGGATAGTCACTATTGTTAGCGCAATATTGGGAGGGCTAATTAAGCTTTTCCATTAAAAATTAGACATGCACGGTGATAAGATAGGAAAAATACAATCAATTATAATTTTCTTATTGACTAGATAGGAATTATCCTATTATATCCTCTCATACCGCACAATGCGGCATGGGAGAAACAAGTGAACGAACTTACAATCCTTAATATAAAAGTCCGTCAAGACGCAGAAGGGCGTTATTGCCTGAATGATTGTCACCGGGCTTCTGGTGTCGAAAATTCCAAACGTCCTAGTTTATGGCTTGAGAATAAGCAGACACAAGAATTAATCGAAGAAATGGCAGGAAAATCCCAAAGCAGGAATTCCTGCTTTGACGGGAAACAGCCAGTTTCTAGGATTAGGGGCGGAAATAACTCGGGTGTGTGGGCATGCAAAGAATTGGTGTACGCCTACGCAATGTGGATCAGCCCAGCTTTCCATTTGCAAGTCATTCGGGCTTTTGATGCGCTTGTGGCCGGAAAGATCACACCACCACAATATGCCATCCCCAAGACCTACGCCGCTGCTCTTCTTGAAGCCGCTCGTCTTGCTGAGGAGAACGAGCAGCACAAAGTGGAAATCGCACTCCAAAAGGCGATGATTGACGAAGCTGCCCCGAAGGTGGTGGCACTCGGCATACTAGCGGCAGCGGAGAGCGACAAAGGCGTGCGCGATGCTGGGCGTGAATTAGAAGTCGGCCAACAATGGGTTTCTGCTTTTGTGCTGGAGCATAAATGGGCGTGCAAAGAAGGACGGAAGTTAAAAGCGGCTCATTATGGGCGGGTGAATGGCTATGTCAGAATGTGTCCTTCTACCTACACGGACAAAGTGACGGGAGAGACGCGGGTAAGAGACGACTTCAAAATCACGCGCAAGGGGATTGATCGTATCGCGCATCACATCGCCAAGCGGAAACTCATGAATGAGCGTCGCAATGAAGAGCGCAGCCTTATGGAGGCGAACTAATGGGCCTTCCCGACAACTTCTCAGACGTTGCCTTTGAGAGTGTCTGGGGGAACGAGCAGACCGATATCATCAATGACATCGAGAGGCTTGAGAAGGAACTTCTGGATCTGAAATGTAAGCTAGAGGATGAAGAGTTAGACGAAGAACCAGACGAAGCTGAAATCGAGAGATTGGAAGCTTTGATTTACAACTGCCAAGAAGAAATCGACGAACTGAAATATTCCCTTGGGTAAGTCCAAGTAAATAGAGGAAATTTTTGAAATGAGTGAAGCAGTCAACGCCCGAAGTGTGTCCAGTGTGTTCGCACAAGACAAAGAATGGCAGCGCATCAAGAATAGGGTTGAGGCGAACAAGAACGGCCTGATCTTTAGCAAGAATATAGGTAATGTTTTTGGCATCAAAACATACTCCCATAATTTGTATGAGGCACAGAACGAACTCCGCGCTCATGAAGCGAAGATTGCCCCAGTCGTAGAAGCACCACAAAGCGGGTTTTTCCATCGCGTTATGGATCGTGTCACGTCCTTTATCGGGTTTGGAGAAGTGGCATGAGCGAGGTCTTAACAAAGGATCTCCGTGATCTGGTGAACATGGAATATGGCAGGATTATTAAACCGGCCATGCAAGTGTTTAACGCAGAGATAACGGCCATTCGATCTGCGAATGATCCAATTTCTGCGGCGGTTAACCTCATCGATGCGTCGGAACGCATTGCAAAACTGATGAAGCACCTCAGCGAAGAATTAAGAACTGCCGTGGCTCAAGAAATGAAAGAGACAGGTCAATTTGAAGTGGAGGGCAAGGGTATTGTTGCATCACTACGCGCTGGGTCAACATCGTCTCAGGTTACGGACGAGAAAGCCTTAAGAGATGCTTACCCCGATCTATTTATTCCACAACCCGACAAGCTGGATAAAGCGCGTTTAACAAAAGCACTGAAAACGATTGGAGCAATACCAGGAGCAGAACTGACAACCTCAAAGGAATTTTCTCTTACTATTCGTAGGGCTTAAAACCATGAGTGCTTTAGCAAAAACCCACCAATCAACAATTCAAATAACAAGCTTTAATGAATTAATGCGTTTTGCTGATGTAGCGGCAAATAGCGGTATGGTTCCGAACAGTTATGCAGGAAAACCGAATGCTGTTTTAATTGCTGTTCAAATGGGGTCTGAATTAGGCTTGGCTCCAATGCAGTCTGTGCAAAATATCGCCGTTATTAATGGCCGTCCGAGTGTGTGGGGCGATGCAATGATTGCGCTGGTTAAAGGATCTTCCGTTTGTGATGATGTTATCGAAACATTTGAGGGAGAAGGCGATCAGTTAACAGCAATATGCGTGGCAAAGCGCAAAGGGAAAGCGCCAGTTGAAGCCCGGTTTAGCATGAAGGATGCGGAAATAGCTGGCCTTAAAAACAAACCGGGGCCATGGAAACAATATCCTAAGCGTATGCTGCAAATGAGAGCGAGAGGCTTTGCGCTAAGGGATGCTTTCCCGGATGTTCTGAAAGGGCTTATTAGTGCTGAGGAGGCTATGGATCTTCCTCAAGATGAAGGCAGAAGCACGGTTATAAATTACTCGGAACCTGCAAGAACCCCTAATAATCTAAAGATCAGTCAAAATAAAGAACAAGACCCTATCCAGTGGTTTAAGGAGAAACTTGCGACCAAGAACACATCCGATGAAGTTCTTAGTTTTGAAGCAGATTGGAAGAAAATAATCCAGAAGCGGGATGAAAAAGGCAATCCGTTCTCTGATGATATCCTAGACGCAGCAAGCGATATGATTGCCGACCGCTATATGGAGTTGAAAAGCAAGGAATCTCAGGAAGTCGAAACCTACGCCCAAGAAGAAATTGAGGAACTCCCAGCATGAGACTTGACGAGCAATTCCGAGATGAGGACGCGCTGTTCTTCCTGCTGCAACAGGTCGCCCGTGACTATGCGGGCAAGCCTTGGGCGAGGGGATTAGAGGCAGATGCAATGGCGCTCCAACGTGAAAGTGGGCGCTTGGTGATGAATAGCTGGGAGTGTGTGCGATGAATGATAGATTAATGGTAATAACTAAAGACCTTCAACCTTCATTTTTTGAAAAAAATGGCGAGGCAGAGCGTGTCGTTAATGAGATTAAAACTTTCGTTTTATCCATTCAGACAGATGCAACAACAGATAAAGGAAGAAAGGAAATTAAATCATTAGCTCATAAAATATCACGCTCCAAAACCTTCTTAGACGATTTAGGAAAAAAACAAAAAGAAGATATTTTAAAACGGTCAAAAATCATTGATTCTGGTCGGAAATATGTGCGCGATAGTTTAGACGTATTGCGTGATGATATTCGCAGGCCAGTTGATGAATACGAAGCAAGAGAAGCAAATCGTGTTGAGCAGCATAGAGACGCAATTAAAGAAATTGAAAGATTGCCAGCCTTTGACAATGAACCAGAAGAGCAACAAGTAAAAAATAGAATTACTAGATTGGGTGAATTAGCGCAGCGTGACTTTGAAGAGTTTTCTACACGCGCTTCTGAGATTTGTGATTCAGTGCGCGATATATTGTTTAAAAATTTGAAAGAGGCAGAACAAAGACGAGTAATCCGAGATGAAGAAAGAAGGGAGCAAGAAGAAAAAGAAAGGATAGAACAAGAACGATTAAAAATAGAGCAAGCAGAAAGAGAAAGGCGTATTGCACAAGAAGCTGAAGAACGTGCTGCTAGTGTTTATAAAATAGAGATAGAAAAAGAGCGCGAAAAAGCAAAACGTGAAATAGAAGAAAGGATACAAAGAGAGAATAGAATAGCAAAAGAAGAGGAGAGGAGAAGGTTAGAAAACATTGAATATAGAAAACAGGTAAACAATGGAATTTTGAATAAGTTCATAAAGTTTGGAATTGCAAATGATAAGGCAAAAGAAATTATCATTGCCATAGCCTCTGGTGAAATTCCAAATGTCAAAATTACTTACTAAGCGGGTGTGCGATGAATACGGATAAGCTGCAAGAACTAAGTTTGGAAAATATGCGTCTCAAGGATGAGGTTAAGGCTCTTAAAGAGAAGCTGCACATGAGCCTTCTCGAAAGCGCTTTGAGAAAAAGTCTTTATAAAAGCGACTTAACCGATGAGTATGAGATGCCTGATGAAGCAGAACTTCGATATTTTATAAGTGAAATGAACAAGGCTGGCTGGTCGTTCGTGCGGGATGAAGTAGCCACAAAGTAATCAAGGAAATTTTTGAAATGATTGAAGCAAACAGCACCCGAAGTGTGTCTGAAGCACGTCTGCACACCGATATTTTAGCCAGCCTGCGCGACTGCCATTTTTACAATGGAGCGCATGAGATTGATGTCGCAGACGTTCTGGAACTCGTGGAAGCGATTAATGATCGTGGGTGGTCATTTATTCGAATGGGAGAGGCGTGATGGGGGAGGTTGTTATCAGGTTAAGTCCAAAAGTATTGGATATTGAAGAAGCTTCCTCTTATTTATCTATTTCTACAGGAGTATTCAGAAAAGAAGTTCTCCCTGAAGTAACGCAAATTAAATTATCTACTCGGCGACGAGGATATCTTGTTTCTGATTTAGATAAATGGCTGGAAAAAAGAACCGGACAGCGCAAAGAAAGCAGTAATCCTTGGGATGATATAATTTGACGACTATTCGCTTACCTTACATCCAAAGGTTTGTAGATAGGCACGGAAAGGTAAGATATTACTTTAGGAAGAAAGGACAAAAACTAATTCCGTTGCCTGATTTAAGATCCCCGGAATTCATGATGGCGTATCAAAATGCGTCATCAGGACAAACCACAGAAAATAATAAAGATGAGACTTTATTACCGAAAGAAAGCCTTCGTGCTGTGATAGAGGATTGGTATAAGACAGCTCACTTTAAGTCTCTCGAAGAAAGCACTAAAGCTGTTTATCGGCGGCTTTTAGAGCGGATGCGAGCAGAGAAATATTCGGAAAATCCTATTGCTCTTATGCAAAGTAAGCATGTTCGTCAGATTATGAATAAATATAATAACTCGCCGACGACAGCAAATCGTATGTTGAGATTGCTATCAATGTTGATGGAGCATGCCATTCATATGGGCGTAGCAGAGAGTAACCCCACAATTGGAGTTCCTCGTATGAGAATAAAGTCCCAGGGTATTCACTCGTGGACAGATATAGAAATTGCTCAATATGAAAAAAAATGGCCCAGTGGGACTAAGGAACGGCTAGCTTTAGCCTTGTTATTATATACCGGCCAAAGACGTAGCGATATTGTGAAGATGGGCAGTCACTCTCTGACTCCACATGGATTATACGTAAAACAGCAGAAGACTAAGACAGAATTATATATTCCTATCCATCCTCTGCTTCAGAAAGAACTTGATTTATGGGAACCCAATAACACAGGAAAATTTTTGGTAACGGATAAAGGGAATCCGATGTCAGTGAATAATTTTTATAATTATTTTATAGAATGGTCTCGTCAGGCAGGTCTGCCACAAGGCTGCAGCCCTCATGGATTGAGAAAAGCCGCCGCCCGTAGATTGGCTGAAGCAGGATGCACAGCCCATCAAATTGCCGCCATTACTGGGCATAAAAGTTTAGCCGAGATAACTCGTTATACTAAAGCGGCAGAGCAGACGGGTTTGGCAAAATTAGCGATGTCAAGGCTTTTAAGTAGTGTCAAACCAGACTGA